TATTTTTATTCACGCTTTACGCAAACATTATTTTGTACTGTTGTACTGTTACATGAGTACACGAAATCCTGTGTGTGCTGCTGTACTTATGTAATGGTGTAATGGTGTATGAATACATGTACTTATGTACTAATGAGCTAGTGTAATGTTACGCTGTTGTACTATTACGGCAGTACAAGGGACGTTAGCATGACAGATTTTAGACTGCATAAGCCTACCGGTGAGTCGCGTGAAGCGGTACGTTCATTAGCGAGCTTCGGCGTGAGCAGAGAAGAAATCGCAAAATATATAAAAATAGACCCAGACACATTGGTCAAATATTACTCAGATATATTAGATACAGCAAAGACCAATGCGAATAGAAACATAGCGGAAATGTTATATCAAAAGGCCTTGAAGGGTGATACGACCTGTATGATTTTCTGGTTAAAGACGCAGGCAAAATTCAGGGAAGTTGATAAAGCGGTAGAAAAGCCAATTCACGAATCTATTTTAGAGATTCTGCAATCTTTAAAAACTGTACAAGGTCTTGAAAGAAAAGAAATTTTAAAAGTTGAGAAGTTAGGTAACCGGTTATTAGAGGGTGAAAAGTTATATGAATACAACACAGGTAGGATAATTGCAGACAAGGAAAAGCAATGACTTATACAGAAGATTGTACAAGTTGTAAGAAGGGTATGTCAGACATACACCGTTGTTATGATGATATACCTGAAAAGAACACCCACACACTAGAGGGTAAACCCATTTGTCATCAGTGTTGGGATAAAGATTTAGAGCAAGCAGTACAGGCAGCAGGGTATTAAGAAAGCCTCGCTCTCGCCTAGAAGAGCGGGTTTAGATCACTATCGTTCAGGGTATCATATTTATATATAACAGTAAAGGATTATTATTATAAATGCTAACTGATGAACAAATTCTATCATTGGATAACCTAGAGGTATTTGCACCTGCATTTCTGAAGATTAGATCTAAGTCTGGTGAGATTAAGCCTTTAGTGTTTAACCAAGCGCAAAGATATATACATAGTAGACTTGAGCAGCAATTGAAGCTAACAGGTAAGGTTAGGGCTTGTGTATTGAAGGGTAGGCAGCAGGGTTGTTCAACCTATATTCAGGGTAGGTATTCACATAAGGTTATTACCAAGAAGGGTATTAAGGCATACATTTTAACGCATGAACAGGAAGCGACTAATAACCTGTTTGAAATGACTAAGCGTTATATGGATGGTTTACCAGAAGGGTTAGCTCCAGAAGCAGAAGCTTCTACTGGATCAAAGCTCTATTACAAGGTATTGGATTCTGGTTATACGGTAGGTACTGCAGGTAATAAGGGTGCAGGTAGATCACAGACTATTCAGTTATTTCATGGTAGTGAAGTAGCTTTCTGGCCTCATGCTAGTGAACATGCTAAAGGTGTGATGCAAGCTGTTAGTAGGGATGAAGGTACGGAGATTATTCTGGAGTCTACTGCTAATGGTATTGGTAACTATTTCTACCATATGTGGCTAGGAGCAATGGCGGGTACGTCTGAGTTTCAGGCTATCTTTGTTCCGTGGTATTGGCAGATTGAATATATAGCAGATGATTATGGTTTCAAACCTACTGAGGAAGAAAACGAGCTTTTAGATCATTATGGTCGAGATGGTTTATCAGTCAAGAACCTGGCTTGGCGACGATTGAAGATTGCTGAGTTCAGTAATGACTACGATGTAGGGTTAGAGCAGTTTAAGCAAGAATATCCAATGACTGCTTCTGAGGCGTTTCGTAATCCAATTGACAATGCTTTTATCAATTCTGTACATGTTATGCGTGCTAGGAAGGCAGAAGTCGATTCTGATGCCAAGTTAATCATTGGTGTAGATGTGGCAACTTCTGATGTGGATAAGACAGCAATCATTCGAAGACGTGGACGTTGGGCTGGAAAGCTAGAGAAGTTCAATAATCACAACACAATGGAAATATGTGGTAAATTAAAGCGCATTATTATCGAAGAAAAGCCAGAAAAGGTGTACATTGATTGCATAGGTATAGGTGCAGGTGTAGTAGATCGTATGCAAGAAATGGGTTACACACAGGTTGAAGGTGTGAATGTAGGACGGTCAGCTAATGATAAAGAACGTTTTAAGAACCTACGTGCAGAACTTTGGCAAGAATGTAGTGACTGGTTATCACAGGAAATGGCAGTCCAGATTCCTGATGATGACGAACTGCATGGTGAGTTGTGTTCTTTGGGTTACAAGTTTAACTCAAATGGTCAGTTACAGATTGAATCGAAAGATGACCTTAAGGCCAGAGGTATGCCAAGCCCGGATGGTGCAGATGCATTATGTCTGACCTTTTATGGTGGTTTCTATAGTTCAGGGGTATCTGTACAAATCGACAAATTAGCACCTAATGAAAGAGCAATGTTCTTATAGGGAGTACATGATGGCAAGGAAAAATCCAGAAGTTACAAAACGGATTAGAGCCAGAATAGACAAGTGGGATAAGTATTGGCGTATCAATAGAGAGCAATGGTACGAATGGGTGCAGTTTGTCATGGGTGACCAATGGCGTGAAGATGAGTCTAAACTCTTTGAACGCTATAATAAGATACCACTGACTTTCAATAAACTCGGTGCTTTAGCTAATCATATGTTGGGTGACCAACGTCAAAATACACCAATGTTGCAGATACATCCTGACGACTTTGTTCCACCGCAAACAGCAGATACCAGAGCTGCCTTAATCAAAAATATATCATTTAATTCACCTTCTGAAATTGCTTATCAGACGGCTTTCCAAGGATCTATTGTTGGTGGATATGGTGCATTTGGTGGACAAATCAAATATAGCGATGAAAATTCTTTTGAACAGGAATTTGAAATATTTGAAATAAAAGACCCTAATCGGTGTTATTGGGATGTGGCAGCAGAAACACCTTGTAAGACAGATGGTATGGGTTGTGGTTATAGAATCAGAATGTCACGTGAAAAATTCAAAGGTATATATGGTGAAAATATTGAATCTAAAATTGGATCAACGGCTATTACAGAAGATAGTTCACTAGCCTTTGCTGACGATGATTCCATAACTATTGTCTATGATTTCGAGCGTGAAGGTAAGAAATCAACTATATATAAACTTTCAAATGGTCAGACAGTTAGTAAAAAAGAATTAAAGGCACTCGAAACCTTTGAAATAGATGGTATGGAAACTGCTCTTTATATCTATCAAGGTGAACCAGTCAGTGTGGTGGATGAACGTGATGTTACTCGTTATACAATCAAACATAGAGAAATAGCCGGTGAATATATCCTCAATGAAACTGATTTTCCGACACAACAATTGCCAATTGTCTATGTTGACCAGAACTCCTATTGGGATAAACGTGGTCAACAGATTACAAGATCGTTCTTCCAAGATGTAAAAGATGCCCAGCGTTATTTGAATTATCTGGCTACCCAATCTGCCTATATCATGAAGGTTAGCCGTTATGACCAATTTATGGCAAGCCGTAAAAATGTAGCTGCTCCTGATACCCAACAGATATGGCGTGATCCATCTGTTCAACAAGGTGCATTGATTTATGATGAATCGCCTAATGGCAATAAACCTGAACAGTTGCGTCCACCTGAACTCTCACAATCCTTGATGACACAGTATGAGCGTTGCCTGATGGATATTCAGACAGGTACAGGTATGTATAATACGCAATTAGGAGAAAAGGGTAATGAAGTCTCAGGACGTGCTATTGATGCTCGGACTAAGCGTGGTAGTTACAATACTTATGTGCCTTTCAATAGTCTCAATAGGGCGATTGCTTGCATGGGACAGATTATCAATGAAGCAATCCCATCGGTATATAGTGACGAGCGACTTATCATGTTACAGATGCCAGACAGAGAAAATGTGCCTACTAAACTGAACGAACCGGTTGATGAGTATGGTATGGAGGTTACTAATGATATGACTACGGGTAATTACCATATCAGGTTACTACCTGGAGCATCATATGAAGGTCAGAAGATGGAAGCTCTGCAGTCTATGGAAATGATGTTGGCTGCTGACAAATCTGGTCAAGTATTCCCATTGATTGCTGATCTTTATGCTGAAAACCTGCCATTACCTAATAGTAATGAACTCCGTAATCGTTTAAGAACCATTGTTCCACCAGAAATTATTGAAGCAGGTAAAACTGGTAAACCATTACCACCAAAACCACCACAACCAAACCCAGAAATGGAGATGATTGCACTCAAAAAGCAAGAATTAGAAGCAAAAATTGCTGATGGACAGCGTGAAATGCAGCAAAAAGCTAAAGAATTTGAGTTAAAAGAGAAAGAAATGCAACGAAAAGCCATTGAAACACATCAAGATATGACTGTTGCATGGGCAAAATTGGAATCTGAGAAAGAAGAAGCAGCTGCACAACTACAAGAAGCCATTTTGCGATATAAAGCTGAATTACAGAATATACAAAATAATGCAGAAATGACTCATGCAAATAATTTAGTTAAATTATTGACACATGGTACACAATTGCATCATGAGCGCGAAATGCAGCATAAAGAATTGAATCATCCTAGCAATAATCAACTTAAACAACCTAAAAGTGAGTAAATATGTCTGATGAACAAGATGTGAAAGAACCAGAGATACGACCAATTAAGAATGTAGATGCATTACTTATTGCTTCACAAAATAGTGATGTTCCACGTGAATCATCACCAGTTGAAAAGCCTGTTGAAACAGTGCAAGAGGTATCGGTAACTCCTGAACAGGAAACTGATGAAGCTGTCGAACAACCCGCAGATGCACATCAACAGGAAGATAAGGTTGACAATAAATCTGATAAGGTTGACAAAGAATCTCCTAAAACTGACACAGATGAATACGGTACACCTGTTACTGGAAAGAAAAAACTCTATACAGAAGAAGAAGTTAATCTAAAGATTCGTGAACGTTTGAAACGTGGTCAGTATGCTGAACAACAGCAACAACCGCAGGTATTGCAACACCAGACACCACCTAATACTCCTGAATCTGGTGAAGATGAATCATGGGAAGTTACCCTAGATAAGTATGTTGATAAACGTATTGATAGACGGCAACAAGAAGCTCAGGAATTGCAATGGCAGCAAAAACAACGTCAGGAACAATCTGAATTTGAAGAAAAGTTTAGTTCTGGTATGTCGAAATATGAAGATTTTAAAGAAGTAGTTGCTGGTCAACCTTTGACAGACACAATGATGTTAGCTACGAAGTCTATGAATAATCCAGCAGCTTTTATCTATGCAGCAGCCAAGACTCAACCAGCAGAATTAGAACGTATTTCTAAGATACCTGATGCATTAATACAAGCTGCTGAAATTGGTCGTTTAGAAGAAAAAATGAAAAAAGTACGTAATGCTGCCAGTCATGCTAAGCCAATTAAAACAGCAAAAAGTGATATGGTTGAAGGCAAGGAAGTCAAAAAACAATCAATTGACAGCTTGATTCATGCACATGCTAAGACTAAATTTAGAAGATAACTGAAAAGGAGTTAGTCATGCCAATACCTGGAGATAATGGTCAACCTGATCTTGAACGTAAACAACAGGAAGAACGTATCATTAAAGTAGCAAATGAAGGTGCATGTGTTCAAAAAGAAGTCATGATGAACAAACCAGCACCTAAAGAAAAATGTATTTTTGGGAAAGTCTAATGCGAAGAAAGCCTAAAAGTGACCAAAACTATATATTGGGAAGCTTCACAGCTTAATAAGCATATAAATAAGTATCAGTGGAGATATTACATGAATTTCAGTGAGGCATTAGAACGAATAAAAAATGGTGATAAAGCATATCGTGAAGGTTGGAATGGCAAAGATATGTTTGTGTATCTGGTAGAGGGATCGCAGTTTGTAGTGAATCGCGCACCTTTAAATAAGATTTATCCAGAAGGTACAGAAATCAATTACAGACCGCATATTGACTTAAAAGCTGCCGATGGAACTTGTGGTGTATGGTCGCCAAGTAATAGTGATGTTCTTGCAGAGGATTGGCGCATTAAACAATCAAATCATATAGAGGAATAATCCATGAAAAAGAATGGTGTTGATTACGATGAATGTTGTTATGAAGAAATGACCAATAAAGTTGGTGGTCAATCACAGCCACAAGAATATCATGATGAACCTATGCGTAATGCATATGAGAATCGTGACCACAATGCTTTTGACCAATCGGGGATGAAGTAATGCGTGACAATGAGGTAAATCAATCAGAAATTGCCTATGAACAGGCTGGTGCTAAGGAAGAAAAATCCAAAGTATTGGAAAATAAGCAATTTCCGGGTGACAAGATGCCACAAAATGCGCATATTCAATCTAAACATAAACCTGAAAGACAAGAAATTAAACGTTATGGAGAATATAGATAATGCCACTCGTTAAAGGAAAAGAAGCAAAATCAAAGAAAGGATTTGGTAAAAATGTTAAAGCTGAAATGAAAGCTGGTAAACCACAGAAACAAGCAGTAGCAATTGCTTATTCAGAAGCTGGAGAAAAGAAAAAGCATAAGAAAAAGTAAGATAGTTGCACGTTAGACGAAATTAGCACTATAATGTATCAAATTAGCGTGTAGTTACAGGAAGATCCGCTACTTCCAAAAGGCGCGTACTGTTAGTCGCCCGCTTCGACAATAAATGTCGCCCGTAAGGGTAAAACTAATTATTGTTGGAGCGCACTCACATGCCTAATATTTTTGAAACTACACAATATGTACTCGATGAAACTTTTATCCGTTTTGTTAACTATCTGAATTATGCCAAAGTTGCTAACCGCAACATTGAAGGCGATTTCAAGGGATTGAAATATGCAACTGGTCAAACAATTGATTATCGTTTGGAAGAACGGTACTTGGGTGGTGAAGGTGCGACGGCGGTTTCTGAGGCTCGTGTACAGGTTATCAGACCACTTACCATCAGCAAACAGTTCAACACAATGGTCGAATTTAGTGGTTTCGAACTGACTTTTGATCGCGCACGCGATCAACCATATCTCGACATGATGCTCAATCCTAGAGCTAAACGTCTGGCTAACTTGGTTGAAAAGTTCATCGCAACAGACAATTTCCAACTTCAAGTCTACCAATATACCGGTACACCGGGCGTTCCAGTAGACTTCAATACCGTTCTGGTCACAGATGCTTACATGACGCAGTTAGGTATTCCAGAAGACGGTAATAGATACTTCTCTTGCTCACCAATGGTATCTGCCGGCTTGTCAAACGATCTGTACACTGTCTTCAATAACACAGTTAACCGTGGCGCATTGATGGATGGTTTCATTGGCCACTTGTCAGGTTTCGACTTCTTCAAAACCAACTTCCTTGTTAGACAGATTGCTGGTACGCCGGGTGGTACAGGCGGTGGCACACCACCAACTGGTTTTGTTGATGCAGGTTTAGTAGCCAGTGTTGCAAATGGCAATACCTTTACTGTTACTAACTTAACAAACGGTGCAACACCATTTAATCCGGGTGACTTGTTAACATTAGATATTGCAGCAAATGTATTCATGGTTAATCCATTGACTTATGAACCATTAGCACAAACAGCACAGTTTGTAGTCGTATCTTCAACTGCTGCTGCTGGTAATACTGCTACTGTTGTAGTTAGCCCAACTATTGTGTCATCTGGCGCAAGACAGAATGTATCTGCTGCAATTCCGGTTAATGCGCAGTTATACCTGGCTCAGTCACACAATGTGTCGATTGCGTTCCATAATCAATCTATCGTGTTTGCTGCTCCGCCAATCAAAGAACTGAAAGGTGGTGTAGAAGCGGTTACTTCCTATAGTGATCTTTATAAACTTGCCATGACCTACACACTGGGTGCTGACATTCGTAACTACGTCCAACTTGATCGTATAGACGTAATTTGCGGTGTTGCAATTAATCCAGAGTTTGCTGTTTGTGTAATGTCGTAGTCCAGACTTGAGGGTAGGTATCTAATTAATACTTACCCTCTTTTTTTATGTGAGGAATTTTAATGAGACAAGCAAAGAAAGAAGAAGTGGAACAGATTAATTACAAAGATAGATGGTATGACAAAAAAGATTTTGGAGTCATGTTGTATAGCATTGATAGTTCAATATTAGTGAAATCAACAGAAGAAATTGAAGATTTAAAGTCTTCTGGTAAATGGTTTGAAACAAGAAATGATGCGAAAGAAGCGCAATTGAAAGCACAAGTAAAACGTAAAAAAGCTGAAAAGGTTGTTCCAATAGAAACACTGGATGATATAAAGGAAGAAGATTATGGCATCCCAGACGGTGAAGCAGTTTGTAACTGATGCTTATCAACTAATTAGTCCTAACACACCATCTCAGCCACTTTATGGTGATGATATGTCTAAAGGTGTGCAATTTTTAAATGAGTTACTATTAGATTATAGTGCTAATGGATTACTATTAACTATTGCTAAACGAGTTGATTTTACTGTTTCGATTGGTCAAGAATTTATAACATTTGGTACACCAGATTATGTTCCTACTCCTAATGTGATAACCGGGCGTTTGGCTAATTTAGAAAATGCATGGTTAACTTTAGATGGGGTGACTTATCCATTAATTGATGAATCAAGAAATGTATTTTATGGAAGTTACAAGTATGATCCCCAGCTTGGATTACCTAGATTTTGCATTATTACCAATGACAATAACCTGACGATGATGCGTATATATCCTGCACCGTCGCAGGTTTATACATTGTCTGTATATGGAAAATTTGAACTATTGTCGTTGTCTGAAAATGGTGATATGTCCAGTTTACCTAATTATTATCTTCGCTATTTAAAACTGGCATTGGCTTATGAATTAGCTTTTTACAAAGGTCGTAGTTCAGCATGGGATGAAAAACTCCAGAAGAAATATGATGATTCTATGAAGATTATGGAGTCAGTCAGTACGGTCAATCTGGTTGTTGATACGGGTAATGAATCTTATCTCAATGGATCTTGGCGCGTGAGGGCTGGTGTGTGAGTGAATGGGAAGTTAAACCTCTACCGATTATTGGTCAGTATAATGTGCAGAGGTTTACACAATTCTGCCCAGAAGACTCGGCTAATTTTTATGTGGTAACTGGTCAAGACACAAAAAAACCATTCGTAATGTATCCTACTTTTGGCCGGCAACATATTAATTATGCCGGTTTAAATAGATTGCAATTTCCTGTTGAATCAAGATGTATGTTTCGTAGTAAGAACTTCTGGTATAACGTATCTGGTAATACGATTTATCAAATTGATAAAAATTTCAATCAATTACCTATATCTAATGGATTATTGCAAACTATTACTGGCAATGTATTTTATGCAGTATTAGTAGTAAATCGGGAAACTTTTGTATGTTTTGTTGATGGTCAAAAGGTATATATCTATCGTGAAGTAGCTGGCACATTTGATGTAGTAACCGATCCTAATGCACCGGGTAATTTGATGCAAGATGGTGTTTTAACAAAACCGGGATTTATTGTAGCTTTTGGTAATCGTATTGCAGTATCAGTTGCTGGTAGTTCACAATTCTTTTTAGCACAAGTAAATCTTGGTGGAAGCGCGTTCAATCCTGCTACTTGCTTTACAATTAATGGTGCAGCAGTATTTGCTCAAGAATCTGGTGTGATTGGTCAAATGGGTGTATTGAATAATACACTTTATATCTATTGCGACTTTACAACAGGTGTTTGGTCAAATATTCCAGCTATATTCTCTGGAACTGGAGTACAGTTTCCTTGGAAGAAAAATACTACTTATGATTGGAATGTTGGTATTGCCGATCCATTATCATTAGCTATTAATTTTGGTCGAATGGTATTTTTGGGTCAAAATAGTGATGGTTTGCTACAAGTAATGGGTAGCGAAGGTGGTGAACCTAAACCAATTGATAATCAAGCTATTGATGTATTATTTCAAGATTATGCCAATAATCCTGAAACTAACAGTCCATTCTTGGAAGGTGATGCTAATGGTTTTCTAATGCAATACGAAAACGCAGTTCTATATAGAATTTCAGCTGGTTTATATAGAGGTGAAAAATTATTAGATGATACACAAGATGCAAATAGCCTTGAATATCATTATGGTAGCAAAACATGGCACAGGTGCATCGAGGTAAATGGTGAACGTAATCGCGTTCAGAAGCATGTATTTTTCAATAATAGACATCTTGTTAGTATACAAGGTGAAGGTACGATTTATGAATTATCTGGAAGATTTTATACAAATGAAGAACTTAATCCAGATATAATTCCGCTTTTACCATTAAATCCCGATCCTAATGGTGAATTTTATTATGTTCAATATCCAATGCGTTATGAACGTATTAGTCCTATTATCTTTCAGGATGATTATTCTGAAATTGAAACTGAATATGTGCAGATAGATTTTGTATTTGGCGATAGTAATATTTCCTATTCAACCAATCCATTCCCTAATGCACAATTTATTATTGATGAGCAAGATGTTTCTGGAGAACATCAATTTGTAGTGACTGAAACACCTGCGGCAAATAATGAACCTATATTCATGATTGCTGAACAAGGTAATTTTCCAGTATTAACTGATCTAACATATAACGCACTCTACAAGCCGAATATCCAATTGTATTATTCAGATGATGGCGGTATATCGTTTTTACTGGCAGACGATCTTAGGTTTAGTGACCAAGGTAATTATCAATGGCGTATGCGTTGGTATCAACTAGGTAGTTCACGTAATCGTTGTTACAAATTAGTAGCTGTTAGTCCTGTGCCAATAGTCATCCTAGGTGGAACAATGAAAGTCAGGAGGTCTAGTGGCGGAGCAGACTAATTTACCGAGAATTGATGCTTGTCCAGTGGAATATGAAGATTTTCATAATGTCATGGCACGTTGGTTAACAGATTTAGTTGACCAACTTAATGCTTCATTACAGCAATTAGATGATGTTATTCATGTTGGTCAAAGTGACAATGTATCTGCTACTCCTGCTGCTGCAGTAACTGTGCCTTTAGTGGGTGTAACACCTACAAGTTTAATAACAGCATTAATTTCTTCATCGACCAATCCTGTTACAATTACAAGTATTGTGCCGGGAACAGATCAATTTGTAGTGAATTTAAGTGGTGATCCGGGTATATCGATCATTATTAATTATACGGCTATAGTGGCTACCATATAAGGAATTGGGTATGAGTATCTGGGATGCATATAAACGCATTAGTGGCGGAAACATGATTAATAGCTTTTTACATCCTGAAGATGCTTATAAAGAAGCTCAGAAATCTGCTAATAAAGGATATGGTGAAGCGCAAGGTTATCAACAACCTATTATCAATCAAGGTCAGGCACAATATGATCCATTAAATGCAGCACGTGAAAAGTTAATGAATCCCGGTGCTTTACAGAATGAATGGGCTAGTCAATATGAAACATCACCTTATGCAAAACAGTTACTAGAACAAAACCAGTCAGCTGGATTAGATGCAGCTAGTTCGATGGGTTTGAATGGTAGTAGTGCTGCATTGGGAAATATCCAGACGGGTGCTGGTAATATCCAGAAAGAAGATCGTCAACAATTCTTGAATGACATCATGAAGAAATATATGGCTGGTATTGGACTTGGTGAAGATATTTATGGTGCAGGTGCTAATGCTGCTAGCGGATCAGCAAATAGAGCATTTGAACATGGCAATAATATTGCTGGATTAAAAGGTAGTGAAGTTGCAGCCCCGGGTCAATTATTTGGTAAATTACTAGGTACAGCAGGAAATGTAGGACTGAATTATGCTACAGGTGGTTTAAGTGGAGCTGCTGGTGCTACTAACAATATGATGACTCCTAATCCGGTAGTAAACCCAGGAATTGGTAGAAATTCTATGAATGCATTTAATCAGGGATAATAGATATGCCGATTAACATACAACGTCCTTTTACTGGTGCAGATGCCTTGATGGAAGGTGCTGCTGGATCTCAGGATATTATCAATTCAATATTGAATAATAAGTTACATCCGTACCGTCAGCAATTGATGCGAGCACAAGCTGCGGAAGCAGAAGGTAAAGGTGCGCAGTCACAGATGTTGGCTAACCTATTTGCTATGGCACAGGGATTGCCACCACAGGGTCAGCAGCAAATGCCACAACAAGGTATGCCACAAGATATGCAGCAAGGTGGGCAGCAAAACATGTCACAAGGCCAACCACAGGATCAGCAACCTTCTGAGCAACCACAAGGTCAGCTGACTAGTCAACAACAAAAAGCTAAAGATATGTTGGAGCATATGGGTTATTGGTCACCTACTGCTCAAGAAAAAGCTGATATTGAGGTTAATAAAACTGGAAAACAAAAAGCTAATGAACGTGTAGCAAAACAATATGCAATTGAAGAAGATATTAATGACAAATTAAGTTCTATAGAAAGTGCAATTTCCGATCCTACTTATCGTCAGGAAATAGCTGGAGGATGGCGTGGTATAGGTATGGGATTACCATTTGGTGCGGGAAAGGTTGTACAGATGCTTCCTGATAAATACATATCTCAAAAAGCCAAAAATGCATATGGTACGGCAGCTACGGCTCTTGGTGATATTCAATCATCATTTGCTGCCCGATTTAAAGGTGCATATAGTGCAAAAATAAGTACACTCGTTCATACCTTGAAACCAGCAATTGGTGACAATATTGCTGTACAAGATGGCAAGGTTGCTGCTTTACGTACATTAAATAAAATTGCAACAGACAGATTAGATAAAGTTAATAAATATATGCGTGAAATGGGTTTAGATGAAGTGACAGCTAGAAAGTTAGCCGATTCACAAATGCCATTCGATAAAATAGAAGCTACCGTCAAAGCAGCTGCACTTGCAGCTAGAGAGCAATCGCAAAAACAACAAACAGATGAATTTGCGCAACGAGCAGCAAGTTATCGAGAAGCGCAAGAAAAGAAAACGCAACAAGAACCACAAAAACCACAGAATGTAATGTCATCTATATCTGAACCCGGCGTGCAAAGTACCGGTCAACTAGAAGAAGGTACTGGTGAAGGCAATGAATCATCTATTGAGCAGGGATTGATGACTGTTATTACACCGGATGGAAAAGAACATCAAATTTATAGAGATAAATTAAAAGCTGCGAAAAAGAAATATCCTACTTTGAAAGTAAAGAAGGAGAAATTTAATGACGCAGCAATATGATCTTTCTGAGTTTGGTACTCAACATGAAGAACCAAGTTATGACCTTTCGGAATTTGGTGCGCAAGGTAGTAGTGCTCCAAAAGCAAACCAGCAATATGCCAAGTTACCAGAAGGTCTTCCTTGGTATATGAAGATGATGATGTCACCTAATTTTATGAAAAATCCCATACAAGCTGCACCTGAAAGAGTTAAGGCAGTTGGTCGTGGATTGCAAGATATTGGTGAAGGCGCAAAACAGGTTTATTTAGAAAATTTTGGTGAACCTGGACAAGCAGAAGACTATACAGAACGAAAAGAAGCAGGGCGTAAGTCATATGAAGAAAGCAATCAGGGTCGTGATCCATTATTGCAGATGCTTAGAGGACACACAGCAAATTTGCCTGAATATGCAGCTGGGGCAGTTATGTTGCCAGAAGCGGGATTATTGAAGCAAATGCTTGCTGGTGGAATAGCAATGGGTACAGCAAAGCATGGTGAGTTTGTTCCTAAAGGTGAATCTAGGGCATTGAATACTGCGGAAGGTGTATTAATTGGTGCTGGTGTTCCAGCTGCTTTTAAAGCAGTTGAAACCGGTGCTGGATTAGTTAAGTCAGTAGTAGGTAAAGCACCTAAAGCAATGACATTGGAAGAACAACAGGTCGCTAATGCTATCAAAGAAAACAAAGCAAAACTAACTGAACAAGAAGACATTCTAAAGAAAAGTGAAGAAGAATGGACTGAACAACAACGTGCTTCTCAAGAAGCAGTTGGCGGTAAAAATCCAGAATTAATGAAATATAGCAATAAAAAGAAAAATGCTGCCATTTCAGACTTAGACAATGAGATTAATGATCTCACTGGAAAATTAGATGAAATGAAGCCAATTACACCATTGGACGAGCATGTTAAGACTTCTGAAAATGCATTGAGTGAAGTAGAAAACACCACCAAAGAAGCTAAAGACCTGCACCAACAAGCTATCCAAGCAAAAGATGCTGCACAAGAAGAATATGAAGCAGCTGAACAAGGCAAGAAAGGATTAGAAGGTGAGCACGCAAAGTTAGCGCGTGAACATCAGGGATTAGAAGATACGCATGAAGCAGCACAAACTGAACATGCAGCAGCTAAAGCCGAACATGAAAAAGCCGTTGAGCAGACTACTGGATTTTTCGGTAAAGGCAGAGATTATGCCAAGCGTGGCGGTGAAGTATTAAAGAAATCCTTACAAGAGGTTTTGGATTTTTGGCCAAAACATTATAAGAATTGGATTGGTAGTATTGAAAAGAAAAATGTTAAATTACCAGAACATGCATTAAGTGAATTGCAAGATAATATTAAGAGTAAAAAGGAATTGGCTGCGGTAACAAGAGATGTAGCTTCACTTAAAAAGCAGTCTGACAAAATTAGAAAAGATTTACACAAAACTCTTGGTACAGAAAAAGACGAATTACAGCATGAGATTGATGCCGAAGTTGCGGATACTGATGTTGCTGATACAACAGGAAATCCGTATCTTGATAGGCTCTTAAAATATTTACCATCCAAAGGTAAATATAAAGCATTTGATGTTATAGGCAAATTCCAAGATTTCAAGGCAATGCGTTTTAGGATGCAAAAAGCCATGAAACGTGGCGAGTCATTTGCCAATCGGGAATTGATGGCAGAGGCTATCGAGAAGACTGGTGATTTAATGCCATTAATTGAAAGATCACTGGAGAAAGGGTTATCTCCAAGAAATTACAAGACATGGAAATGGCTTAATAATGGTTATACGAATGAGTACTTTCCTGTTAGGAATAGCAAGACTGTTAAAGCGATTATCAAGCAAGGTAAGTTACCAAATAAAACTATTGATGTAATGAACTCGGATGAACCTGAAAAGAAGATAATGCAAGACATTATCAAGAGCAAACCTGAATTGAATAAAGACGTACTGGCACAGCATTACAATACAAATCCTGAAGAAATATTTAGACCAGGCGAAAAGACAGGTCATTATGTAAAAGCATTACCTGAGTTGCAACCACATATTGCTAATGAAGCAAAGGCTACTGAACTTGCAAAACAGAAAGAATCAGTAGTCAATGAAGCTAAACAACGTATTAATGAATCTGAAAAAGCACAGCGTTCGGCAAAGAATACTGTGGAAGACTATCAGAAAACAATGGATGAAAGAAAAGCAGCAATTAAACAAGCTGGCAAAAATGTTGAAGTGACAAAAAGACATGCTGACCAATTAACAGCACAGCACAAGGAAATGACTGCTAAACATAATAAATTGATGGGTAAAGCTAAAGAAGTTCAGAAAAATATCAGCGCACAAGATAAAGCACGAATTGATATGCGTGATAAGATAAGTGATGCGCAAGCTACGAAATTAAAGTCTGAAAAAGAATTAAAAGCAAATCAAGTTGAAATAGAGAAGTTACTTGAAAAGCGCAGCAACAAGAAATTAAGACTTGATGAAAAAGTAATGACTGAAAAGAAAATAAAGGAATTGAAAGCAAGGCAAGATGAACTTCAAGAATCTATTGATAAATCAACAGGTGTCTTGCGTATATTGACAAAAGCTGGATGGAAACTTGCTAAGAATTATGTGAAAAAGTCAGTAAATTTACAATAAGGATTATGCAATGACAACATATGTGCGTGGAGCTTGTCCAGTTTGGTGGATGTGCGATCTTCAAGGTCTACCATTAAATGATACTTATTTTGCATTTTTCTTAGATAATGTATTTCCATATACATTTCAGGATGTGTTTGAAAACTATTTACCGGGTTCAAATGCATGGTCTAATCCAGTGCAATTCTTTGCTGATGGTACATTGCCGAATAACATATATTTTGATCCTGATCTAGTTTATACAATTGAAATACGTCAGGGAAATACCCAAAACTCTCCATTGATTAGACAGATATTGAATTATCAGCAACCTGATGACCAATCTGTGTTATTGCAATCATTCGATAATTCCACAAATGTATTTGTTAATCCGCAATTTGCTGATCTTAGTTTTATTTCTCCATTATCACTTAATACGGCTGGAACATATAATATTGCTCCGGGTTGGGATTTGAAATTAGTTGGTACGGGTACAGCAACAATAACCCAAAATACTATATCGGGTGATTCAGCTGGAGAAATGAGTATCGCTAATGGTGTATCTCTGGCTAATCCTCCTTATTCATTAACCTTTGGTTTATCTGGATGGTCAAGTGCCATCCTTTACCAGAGATTATCCAATAATGGCGCAATATTTGCTGGTGGATCAATTGCTGTTACAGTAAGTGCCGTATCGGGAGCTGGTACATTACCATTAACAGCGCAATATGTTGATTCACAAGGCAACTCATCATTTATTGATACATGGCAGGTTACATCTGGATATTACCAAAATTATCCTGCTGCAATAAATGTTCCAGTAGGGTCTTCTTATTCAACTAATACAGATATTGGACAAGCTGCTTATGTAGACCTGCAATTTGTATTGCCAAATACAGGCACAATATCATTAACCAATATGCAACTTCTTGGTCAAACTGACGTGCTACCTACCGTCGCAGTTATTCCACCATATATTCAACAGACCTATGAACAGGTAGTTAGTGCTGAATTTGCCTATTACAAACCACAAATATTTTATAAACCTATTTCCAGTTATTTGGTGGGATGGGATTTTCCGTTAAATCCAGCGCAAGCAATTGGTCATAGTATTTCAGCGCAGGCAACTGGAAATAACAAGGCATTTTATGCATGGGATCAGACTGTATTTTTCCAGTCATTAACAAATGGATTTACTATTACACAGAGTAATGATGGTGCAATGAGTGTGGCTGCTGCTGTGGTTAATCCGCAATTTGCTATCATTCAATACTTGCCTAACAGTGTGACATCAAGTACTGGAGGAATTGCGACTGAAATATTAAATAATATTCTATCAGCAAATTTTTACGGTTATTGCGATAGTGGCCAGACTGTACCAATCAATATTTCACTATGGTACACGACTGGATCATTGCCATCAGCTGGCTCTGGTAATTCTCCAATATTAACTTTAGGAAGTGACGGACATCCTGCGACAACTGCTGCTGGATGGGTTGAAATACCATTTTCCAATGGACAACATGCTAATGCAACAGTGTTGCCGCAATCAAATAGTGTGATGAATTATCCATTTAGTAATTGGAATTTGAATAACCCGTCAATTGCTGATACTGCAACATTCTTTGCAATCATCGTAGGTACTGGCATGATTACGAATACCAAGGCACTTTATATTCGTTCAGTAAGTCTTGTTCCGGGGCATATACCAACACAACCAGCCCCGCAAACACCAGATCAAGTATTGCGTGAATGTCAGTATTATTACGAAAAATCTTATGACATAGCCATACTACCCGGTGCAACTGGCACATCTCCGGGCGAAGCTAGTGCGCAACCTTCTTCAAATGCATTAGTTATGCCGGGATTAAATACAGCATTTAAAACAGCTAAATATACTGATCCCGTTATTGTCTGGTATTCACCGGGCGCATCAGGAGCTTCTGGTAACATTTATGATGTAACTGGAGGTGCTGATTTAGCAGTTTCATCAACAATTGGTGCTGGACAATCAAGAACTGGTTATCCAGTTTGTTCGGCAGCAACAGCCAATCATCTTTATACAGGTCACTGGACGGCGGACTGCCGATTAGGAGTTTAATTATGTCTACACAATACCAAAGTAATTTTCATGAATGTTTTCCAATATCCGACACGGCATTAAATGCTTTATTGATAGGTAGTACTGCTTTGCCTTGGACAGTACCGGGTACACCTGACATTGTTTATCGCGCTACCTTTTCGGTTGGCTCTAATAATGATGTATGGGTACGTCTTAATGGCACAGCTCAAGTGCCTGTATCTAATACAGCCACGGTAACACCTTATCAAGAGCGTATTGGCATACCATATGTTCGATATGTTAAAGGTGGAGATATGTTGAGTTTTATTTCTACAGGTGCAACCCAAGTTGGAGTATCATTATTACAGTTGCCTAATCGTCAATAGGGATATGACCTATGGTGCAGACTATTAAGATGAGTGATTTCGCCCAGGCTGATTTAGGTCAGTCTGGTAATCAGGTAACTGGTTTTGATGGTGGTATCAATATCAAGGCCGGAAAAGTCGTCACTTGGACAAATGTTACTCGTCCACCTTCTACTGCCAATCCTACTCCCCCTTTTGATGGTCTGTTGGGCTATAACTCTGATATTCAGCAATATGAATTTTGGAGTGTTATTGCCAATAAATGGATTCAATTGTTGGATAGTTCCAATGGTCTAAACTGGACAACAATCACGGTTGTATCAGTTAATGCAGCTCCCAATAATGGTTATATCACTAACCGTTCATCTACACCGGTACAAGTTGTATTGCCAGCAGTATTCAATATTGGGGATGTAGTAGAAGTCTTGGGATTAGGTCATGGTGGCTGGTCATTAGTAGCTAATGCTGGTCAGACAATCGTATTTGGTTCAGTAGCAACAAGTACTGCAGGTGCAATTAATTCAGATATTGATAATGCCAATATTATCGTCAAAGGATTAGTGGCAAATACTACATGGACAGTTACATCAATTAATAGCAATCCAACTTACGTTTAGGGAGTAATAAGGTATGGCAACTAACAATATGATTAATACACCAGAACCATTTGCGTTAGCTTCTGGTGGTAGTGGTGCAAATTTAACGGCTGTACAAGGTGCAATTGTTTTCTGTAATGCTACAACAATGGCTTTTACAGCTGCAGGTCTTGCAGGACAATTCTTGCAATCTCAAGGTACTAATACGCCAATCTGGACAGCCATTCCCGGTGTATTGGTAACATGGTCAACCGTTACTGCTGGAACATTAGCAGCTGCGATTAACAATGGTTATGTATTAAACCATGCTGCAACACCTTGTGTTGTGACATTGCCAGCAACAGCTGCACTTGGGAGTAAGATTTCATTTAGAGGCTTGCAAGGTAGTGGTGGCTGGACAATTACAGCAAATACTTCGCAGACTATCCAATTTGGCAATCAAGTATCAAGCTCGGCTGGCTCATGGTCATCAACTAATGCAGGTGATGATTGTGATGTTGAATGTATTGTTGCTAATACAACTTGGACGCTAACAAATGCCGTATCATCTGGCTTGACAGTTGTTTAAGGGGTTTGATTAATGACAACTCAAAATATGATTGGACGGGCGTATTCAATTACGCCTACTGCAAGTCTTTTAGCCAGTTGGGACGCTAATAGCAATTTGTCAGCAAATAATCATTTACAAGGTTATGCGACAACGACTACTGCTGCTGGCACAACAACATTAACTGTTTCGAGTGCATGGCAGCAATTTTTTACTGGATCGACTACGCAAACAGTTGTGTTACCGGTTACTTCAACACTAGTCCTGGGGCAATCATTCTATATTGTGAATAACTCATCTGGTGTTGTTACGGTGCAGTCATCAGGTGCGAATACTGTTCAGGCAATGGCTGCTAGTACGACATTGCTTGTGACATGTATCAAAGTATCAGGCACAGATGCAACATCATGGTCTGTGGAATATGTTGGCGCGGTATCGGGCGGTACAGTTAATAGCGGAACAACTGGTCAAATCGCTTATTATGCTGGAAATGGCACTGTAGTATCAGGTGCATCATTAACTTCTCGATGTACTGCTCCTACAATTCAGAAATTCACTTCAAGTACGGGTACTTATAATACACCAGCAGGTGTTTTATATCTTCGCGTTAAAGCATCAGGTGGTGGAGGTGGTGGTGGTGGTTCGGGAACGACAGGTATTACTGGCACAAACGGGGGTAATACAACTTTTGGTTCTGCAATAACTTGTAATGGCGGCCAAGGTGGTCAAACAAATTTAACGCATGGTACAGGTGGATCAGCGACAAGTACTGGGACAGGCACAATCCTCTCGGGTGGAAATGGTTGTGATGGTAACTCATATCAAACCACAAATGCGGCATTTTACCCTATGGGTGCAAATGGTGGCACTAATCCTTTAGGTGGTGGCGGCATGGGTATTGTCGCTACGGCTGGCGGTGCTGGTGTAACAAATACTGGTGCGGGTGGTGCTGGTGGTGGTGGTGCGATTTCAACTGCTTTGTATAGTGGTGGTGGTGGTGGTGCAGGCGGCTATGTTGATGTTGAAATTACATCTCCATCGGCAACTTATTCTTACGCAGTAGGCGCAGGCGGTGCAGGCGGAACAGCCGGAACAAGTGGAGCGGCAGGCGGTCAAGGCGGATCAGGCTACATTGAAGTTTGGGAATATTACCAATAATTATTTAGCAATCGCCACAACACAATCGCCGGACGTTAAAATAACACGTCCGGATTTCTTTTCCACAAAGCCAAATATTCCATCATTATGGATAACGTCTTTGACTTTACCAGAATAAATCATGCGCCCCTGACTATAGCAAGTAACGGTTGCACCGTAGGAGGTGGTGGCTAATAACAATATAATGCTTAGTACGAGTGAACGCATGATTATTCCTTACTACTCTGTTGCTGGTGCTGAATCAGTGATTGGTGTGACATTATCTGGAATCGAAACCGGATTGGTTGCTTCTGTTGGTGGAGCAACAGGTACAGGTGGTAACAGATTCGCTGATTGAATAAATTCTCTAGCCCAAAATCCAGCTTGGTCTAAGTTCTGGAAGCAATGCATTTTCAATTGCGGATGACCGGGAATGTTATTCAAGAAATTGATTAACTGCAGGTACTGCTGATGCAAGCCCATCTGTAAAGCTGCTTTGGTATTCTGTGCTTGTTCTTGCGGAGTCAATGGAGCTTGTGTATCAGGTACGACATTTTCTACAACATTGGCTGCTGCTTCTGTCATGTTATAACTTCCTTAAAGTTTTGAAATAAAAAGATTATATGCAAAAACCCCGACACTGTCGAGGTCTTTGAGGTAAGAATTATAACTTAGCGGTTAGCGTTATAGTTATAATCGTTTTCGCCCGGCATACGTGGTGCTAGCTGAGTATTGCGTTTCTCAGCTTTCATAGCCACTGGTGCTTTTGGCGTATTAGCCTGATCTGCCATATTGTGATAACCCATTGCGCTAGACATGGAATCTACATTCCGTTTCTGCCAGCTAGGCATACAGTATTCTTCATTTTCAACTGCATCATGATCGCTCATTGTGAAACTCCTTTAAATTAGATTAGAGTGCGCCAACTACATTAATAATGCGGTAGTAAATCTTCACTACCCATGTGCTGTCACCTGTCGTAAACGCCTGTGTGGCATTAGATAAGTACAGACCTTTATTGACAGTCGTGCTAAATGGTAATGCGCCTACTGAGCCAGCAAACTGGAATACAGTGCTTGCAGCAGCGAAGAAGTCAGCAGCAGCTTCTGAGTTAGTCGCTAGAACACCTGCACCATGAACCGTACTGTCGTATTGAGCAGCTACCACACCACCAGCAGCATAATCAGCTGATCCGAAAGTCATGACAAGTTCCATGCTATCAACATAAATCAACTTATTAGCACCGGGAGCAGCGATCAACAGGAATGGAGCAGCATACATACCATTGAACTGAGCAGCGGTCATTGCAATGCTGGCAAACTGTAATGGATTTGGATTGCCATTCACATTGGCAAGCCAGTTACCTGCGACTGCACAAGTATAGACAACCGTTTGTCCAGGCAGCTGAACAACACCCGTACCAGTAGCCACACCATTAATGGTATCTGTACCAGCACCATAAACCTGCATGGAGTTAGCACCACTATTGGTAATCGTGATTTCCTGTCCAGCAGCAGAAGCTGGTAAGCGTACAGAGTCACCTGCAGCAGCAACAGTTGTGACGTTATTGATAGCTTTCGTCAAGGCAAGTGCCGAAGACTGTCCACCACCTGAATGGGCGGTGAGAGCACTAACAGCTGGCTGGTTAAGCAAGCTATTCGTGATGCTATATGCGCTATCGGTAACACTGCCATTCACATCATTGAAGATCGGAATAACGTTAGCAATGGTTGGTACATTAACGCTGGCTACTTTCGTATAAGATGCATTGGAAGGCGATATACCAAGATCTTCAATATTGCCAGATGTACTTGCGAAGATTGCCACATTGCCTACAACAACAGGTGCGCCAACAACAGTTGTGCTAAACACCATTGGAGTCAGAGAATTGAAATTTGCGCTAATGCTGGCAAACATCCATCCATCAGATGCATATACTAATACCATGTCACTGACAACCCATTCAAAAGCACCTTCATTAAGGGCTTCAATATTAGCCTTTTGTGCAAGAATATAATTTGCTGCGCTGATGGTGGCGAGATTGTCGGAACTGCTGAGACGAACGATAGAAGGTAATACACCCCAATCGCGTTTAATACTTGTAATAGCCATTGTAAAACTCCTTTAAAGGGTAATAGATCAATCCATGAGAATATTCTCTCTGTATTATTGACTAAAATTGTGCTAGAGGCAATCAGAATGGGGTCACAGCAATGTAACCCCATTGTACATTAAAATGGCAGATCAGAATCAAATTGCTCTTTAGGGGTTTGTGCCATACCAGCAGTAGTTACTGGTTTAGCTACAGGGGGAGCAAAGGGATTGGCTGGATTGACCATATTGGCTGGTATGTAATCCTCAATGGTGTTTTTAGCCTTGTACATCTCATTAGTACCGTCATTCTTAGGTTTGGCTGGCGTATTGGAAACCATACATTTACCACGTCTGCCGGCAGCTAGATGCTCGTTAAACTGCTTGGCAACGTACTGGCTTTCCAATCCGGTAGCTTCACAGAAATGCTTGGTCTTCCATGCCATGTTTTTTGTACCAACAAGGTAATCGAATACATTATGGTCTTTTTCCTCATGAATAATCTTAAGAGTTAAAGCAATCATGGCATTACCAGAATTGGAATATTTCAACTTACTTTCGATCACTTCAAAATTATATGTTCCATCTGGCAATAGGGTAAATTCTCTAGCTTTCTGTGCTTCATCTTCTGTCATAACGTCATAATCAAACATAGTTACTTCCTTATTTAAATGATAAACGTACACCTTGAACGAGCTTTGCTCCGGGTACTTCAACTCCAGATTCAATATCTTTTCTAACGGCTTCTTTATCCAGTTTGTGTTCGATAACTGGCTCACCATAATACCAGTATTTGTCTGGAATGATCTGCCGATTATAGTCGTCTACTCGCACTCGATTTTTGACAGTCTTGATTGGGAATAATGGGGATTTGGTAATCTTCACATGATTATGTAAACGCATGTATTCCATTAAGTCCTTTTCCTTGCTAGCAATACGGTTTTCCAGTTCAGTAGCCCGTTGTTTCATTTCCTCCTGGGCGACTTCGACTGCCATCAGTTCAGCCTGCAGATTACGGATATACTTAGCCCGATCAATGCAATGGTCTTCTGAATCAGCATGTAATGCTTCCAGTTCAGCACACTCGTCTGCAGATAGTTCTTCCTTGTCGAGCAATTGTTGATAGCGAATCTTTAAGGGGTATAAGTGTGTCATTCTGTTACCCTCTCATATATAGCTTCAAAAATATATTCGCGACAAGGATAGAATTCACCTTTGATGCCTTTGATGATGTAGTCACCTTCATTAGCTTTCATATAACCTTCCAGTGTTGGAATAGTAAGTGAATTGTCATTTGAATCATAAATAATACAAGGATCACCAACGAATCGTCCACACTCTAAATGGTTGTCACCGTTATATTTTATAGCTTCAATTATTATCGGTTTCTTTCTATATTTCATGCTGCAATTCCTTCATCAGTAGCTTCACGTATCTTATTGGCAACCATCAATAGGTCATTCTCCACAGCTGGTGCATCAAATGTACCGATGCCAGTCTTGGCAGTATGTATGCCATCATTGTTAACCAAGAAGTAGTACTTACCATCAGCCACAATGGTATGTAGCACATAGGTAAACTTGCCTTCGATACAGATATATTGGTCGATCATATTGCCTACCGTCTTTGGTTTGGAGATCCCCTGCTTGTCAGTTTCAACATGCATCATGACAAAGCAAAACAGATCCTTGCGTAAACCTTTGGTAATCAGATCAATGATTTCACCTGCCTGAAAACCAATTTCACTAAACTTGTCATAACCTTTCTGCAAGGCGCGACGCATGAAATGGTTAGCCATTGTGTAGCCAAAGTCATCTATTACTAGATACTTAATCTCTGGTCTGCGTGTGTTTACATAATTAATCATCTGCTTCAACATTTCATGGTTATCACTACTAAAGTAATTACCCGTAGGATTGGTTGCTGATGAGATTAATGTGTATGACTTCCTCCACCCTTTGAATGGCAATGGCTTATCAATGACATTCAGGATAAAGGTTTCTTCTGGTGGCAAGGTACGAATAGACGCTGACTTGCCTGTTCCACTATTACCGATAATTAATACTGCGTTTGACATATTTTATTTCCTAAAGTTAAAGTCTAAATCAGTTGGAAATACATCAGGGTTCAATTCAAAAGGTAGAATCTCAGGATGTTTCCGACATATTTTGATAACTGCTCTTGGTGTGATGGTGCGCTTGCCTGTCTTCCAACGCATTATATCGGTTGAATCTTCGGCAACAAACCTAGCAAATTCACGCATAGAGCCATACTTACTTATTAATTGGCAGATAATCTCTGCAGGTGTTAATCCCATATAACTTCCCCATTGATAGGATCAATACGTGATGTTAGACCGCGAGATTTTTTCTCTTCAATATCCGCCTGGTCAACTTGTTCTTCAAAGGCTTCTTCTAATTGTATTGCGTAGCATTCAATAGCTCCTTTCTCGATAGTGGCAGCCAAGTCCAATGCTCTACATGGATCACCAGTTATCATGTATTTTATTAAGGAATTAATTACATTTTCAGGGTCAGAACAACCTAGAAAATCTAGCGCATCAATACCATCATTCTGCAACATCATAATCGTTAGCTCGGTCTTATAATCATCAGGAACAGACTTATAATCCTTGATTTCATAATCCAATATAATCCGATCAATCAGCTGCATAACTTCTTTACTTACCATCATAACCTCCTATTGGTTGAGGGTTGTAATAATACAATATAAAAATATTTATTGCAATAACATATAGGACATGTATAATCTTTTCTTTCGGGAGGGCATAGATGAAATCATTTGCTGATAAATTAAAAGAATTACGTAATGAATTGGAATTAACGCAATATGGGTTAGCTAGAAAGTTAGGTGTTACACAAGCGTGTGTATCGCATTGGGAAAATGGACTACAACTTCCCAATCTGAAAAGGATTCATAAGTTAAATGATCTGGCTAAGAAGCATGGAATCAGAATTAATTTTGGAGAGTAATTATGGAAGAATCATGGGGTTTAAGTTGTAGTGTTGATGTAATAAATTGTGATCTAGCTATCATAAAGTCACCTGCAGAAATTCAACGATATGTGATTGAGTTATGCAAGTTAATTGACATGAAGCGTTATGGTGATTGTCAAATAGTGCATTTTGGTGCAGATGAGAAAGTAGCTGGATATTCGATGGTACAACTTATAGAAACATCCCTGATTAGCGGACATTTTGCCAATCTCTCTCGGAGAGCTTTTATAGATGTATTTTCATGCAAGGATTTTGATACTAATGCGGTTGCTGAATTTACTTTAGATTTTTTCAAAGGTGATGGTTATTCAGCAAATTGTCAGATCAGAGGTTAAGTGATTGGCATGTAGCTTAGTTGGTAGAGCACCGGTCTGTTAAACCGGATGTCGTAGGTTCGAGTCCTACCATGCCAGAAAGAAGTCGGCTGGGTAATTCATGCCCTTTCCAGACGCGCCAGCCGTTTGCCGCAAAGCTGGCAAGAGTAACGGGTAACTCTGCACTTGAAAGATATTGCTCCGAGGCAAGGAGCTTAAATAAATCGCCTCAGAGTTACCCTATGAGGTGGCTGGTTCGATTCCAGCAGGTATGTGTGTACGGTGGCTAAGATGCGATTCTTAGAAGGCGAATGGGTTGTGGTGACCAGCCGACAGATTAGTAGGCAGCCGGAAACATGCCAAAGAATTATGGGCGACACGCGAAGCCAAGTGAAGACAAGAGCAGGTGGCATTAATTGCTGAATCTATTAAGCGCGCACCAGGTCGCCCACTGAATTTAAGGCAATACGTCCTATGTACGCGAGTAGGAATGGGCTAGAGCGAGATGAATGATATTTCCAAGTACTGTGAATCCCATCAAGCCGGGCAGTAACCAATCTGCCTATTGCCGCCAGTTTTATTTAGGAGATATGTAATGAAAGTATTTGAAGGAAAGCGTGTACCGATTAAGGCATGGGTTGATGGTGTAACATTAGAAGAAGAAGCACTTAAGCAGTTACAAAACCTATCTGAAATGCCATTTATTTATAAGCATATTGCAGTCATGCCTGATGCTCATTGGGGTATGGGTTCAACTGTGGGTAGCGTCATTGCTACTAATGGTGCGATTATTCCAGCAGCTGTCGGAGTAGACATTGGTTGTGGTATGGCTGCTGTTAAGTTGAAGCTTAGAGCTGAACACCTATCAGGACTAGATACATTGCGTTCATCAATTGAACGTTCTGTACCAGTTGGGTTTCATGCGAATAAAGAAATCACGCATCGTATGTGGTCATCAATCAAGTCAACACATCCAGATGGTACGCCAGTCAATGAAAAGACCTATCTACAATTAGGAACACTTGGCGGTGGGAATCACTTCATTGAAATCTGTTTAGACCAAAACAATGATGTATGGATTGTGCTGCATAGTGGCAGCCGTAACATTGGTAAAACATCAGCTGAGAAGCATATCAATGCAGCGAAAGGTTTGATGCAAGAGTACTTTATTTCTTTGCCAGATCCAGACTTGGCTTATTTGGTGCAAGATACAGATCCATTCAAGCGGTACATTGCTGATTTGCTATGGTGTCAGGATTATGCAAAGCAAAATCGTAATGAAATGATGTTACGTGTTTTGAAAGACGTTGCTTACCATGTGTATGGTTCAGATAAGCGTTACGACCATTTGGTAGATATGCGTGTGGACTGTCACCATAACTTTACGCAACAGGAAAACCACTTTGACAAGAATATTTGGATCACACGTAAAGGTGCTGTTTCAGCGCGTGAAGACCAGTTAGGGATTATTCCGGGGTCAATGGGTACACGTAGTTATATTGTACGTGGCAAAGGCAACCTTGAGTCATTCTGTTCATGTTCGCATGGTGCAGGGCGAGCCATGAGTCGTAACAAGGCTAAGAAGTTATTCACGTTGGAAGACCATATGAAAGCAACAGAAGGTGTGGAGTGCCGAAAGGATGAAGATGTGATTGATGAAACGCCAATGGCTTATAAAGATATTGACATGGTTATGGCAGCCCAGGCTGATTTGGTTGACATTGTATATACGTTGAAACAAGTACTTTGCGTGAAGGGTTAAAGAATGACTAACGAAACTGAATTGAAGCCTTTAAAAGATGAATTAAATATCAACATAGTTTACATAATTGTATATGACAATATTTTTGATTCGCATATTTCTGGAAATGTTATTTTGGCAGACAATTATATATATTCTACAAGGGAAATAGCCCAAAAACATTGGAGGCAACTTGGCGCGTCAAGATTTGGATTTAGCATAAAGGAAATGGAGTTAATAAAAGAATGAACGAAACTGAGTTGAAGCCGTGTCCGTTTTGTGGTAATGAGGCTAAATTTACCGATAACAAGAATGTTAAATCTGATTATGCGCCTATTAGCTATGGAGTTAAGTGCAGGAATTGTTTTGTGATAAGTGAATATGAAGATAATAAACAATTAGCAATCAAAGCATGGAACACCCGCACCGATGCAGAGTTGCAGGGGAAGTATGAAAAGGCAATTGAATTCTTATGGAATCTTGATTGGAATGTGCCTAGAAAGTTAGTCACCATTGATGAGGTTTTGGAAAATGCCAAAGAATTACTCCGCGAGTTAGGGGAAACAAAATGATCGACAAAAATAAAATAAAATGGATTGATGGAAAATGCGAATGTTGCGGATGTATGCCTGATGATTTTGATGAAGATTATTATGGTGTGATTACGCCTGACATAATTGAAAACGATGACTATTGTGGCGTCCATATAGCCAGATTGCTACATGAAAGAAATGAACTGAAAGCCAAGTATGAGAAGTGCATCACATTTATACGGCATCTTTATGCAGATTATGCTCTCGATGTTCGCACTAATGATTATGACATAGCCAGAGAATTATTATTGGCAAGCGGAATTTTTGATAAAGAATTACTCCGCGAACTGGAGGGGAAGGAATGATTAACATTTTAAAGATTATATGTAAGTCGTCTGACCGGGGTGTTCAGGAGGAGATTGCTAGACAGAAATCTCATATTCAATCTGAACTGAATACGCTTGAGAATGAGATCAATGTTCTTGATAAGCATTTCACATATATTATTAGTTTTACTGAAACAGGTAAATTTACAAATGAAGAATTAGCTTGGCGTTTAAGACATAGTAAATTCTTTAGTTACTATTCAGTTATGCATTTAGCTAAAAATAAGGAAGCGTATGAGATATTGACTGAGTTGATGAAGCGTTATGATGAGCTACAAGTAGAATTACAAAAATTATATGTTGATTAGGGGAAGGTAATGCAAGTAGATGACGGAATAATAAGTAAATTACATGCTTTCTATCATATTTATCCATCAATGCAATCAAAGTTACATGACTTGCAAAAAAAAGTTGAGCATCTTGAAAATGCTAGAGCTATTAAATGTGAAGAAGAAAAGTATGAGAAAGTTATTATTAAGCAATTTATTGGTAAAATTAAACGTATAGAGCAATTTCTCATAGAGCATGGATTAATAAAGTTATTGGGTAAAAAAGTGGAGAATAAAGATGAAACTAGTTTATAAGCACAATCAAGAGAAGCACTTCAAGATAATCCGTTATCCAGATGGTCAGCAGTCGGTGGAATTGGATATGAATTATTTTAATGATCCTAAGCAGCCTGTCACTATGCAGGTCAGTATTAGGAATTGGATGGAGCTAGAGGTCTATCATTGCTTATGGTCAGCACTAATGAAGAATGATTTTATTGTTGAACAGATAGACTTTATGTACTTGATGGGTATGCGTTCGGATAGAGCATTTGCTGTTGGTCAACCAAATTACTTTAGGGATATTATAAATCCACAAATTAGTGGAGGAAGGCATCGTATTGGAGTGCTATATCCCCATAGTCCAATTGGTTTAATGTACATACGTCAAGCTACTGCAATGCATGTTTCGCTTAAAGAAGACGGATATTATGTCATTGGTGCTGACCAATCTGCGCTTTGGTCACATCCCAATTATTCTATTTATCTTCCACATTTCAATAAGAAGCGTACTGCAGATAAAGTTGAAATTTATTTAATTCATGATGTACACAGTGCAATTGAAAAGCTGCCAGAGCATACTCCAATTCTCATCAAGGACGATTTATGTGATGGCGGTGCTACATTCATTGCTATTGCTGAATATCTTGAGAAGCATTATCCAGAACGTAAAAGAGAATTATTTGTAGCCCACGGATTATTTACTAAAGGAGTAGACCATGTTGCAAAACATTATAGCCAAGTTATTACAACTAATTCATATCAAGACTTCGAACCGCACCCTAAGCTCCAAGTCATTGACGTGTGGAATGAAGGACGACCTGCTTCAACATTTGTTAGCTCTTAAGGAAAACAAGCTAGAAGCCAAGTCCATGATTGATTACTACAACAAGCTAATCAAGTCATATATGGATGAAGTTGAAAGCTTAGACATAGCTATTCCAGCATTAGAAAATGCCGTTATCGCATTACAGGAAAAAATGAAATAAAGATCAATAGATTAACCATTAAGTAGTGTTACTGGTCAACAGGATAACCATTATGAATATAAGTCCGATATTTTTAAAAGATGCCTATAAGGTCGATCACATCCGACAATATCCGCCTGGCACTGAAGTAGTCTTTAGTAATTTTACTCCTAGGAAGTCACGTATGCCGAATGTAAATCATTCGGTATTTTTTGGTCTGCAGTATTTCTTGAAAGAATACTTGATGAAAGAATTCAATGAGAGATTCTTCAAATCACCGGGATATGTAGTAGATGAAGGTGCAACTAGAGCCTATCAATATCAAAACATTATTAATCAATGTTTAGGTAATGATGAATATCCGCACCATATTGCTGCTCTTTACAATCTAGGCTATTTACCAATCGCAATCTATGCCTTACCAGAAGGTGCTGTTGTGCCTTGTGGTGTGCCAGCATTGGTGATGTTCAATACCCACCCTGATTTCTACTGGCTGCCCAACATGTTGGAAACACTAATGTCTTGCACCTTATGGCAGCCATGTACATCGGCCACTATTGCTAGAGAATATCGCTTATTGTTAGACAAGTACGCTGCAGAAACTTCTGATATGCCTGAATTTGTAGATTATCAGGCGCATGATTTCTCTATGCGTGGTATGTCATCGGTTGAATCTGCTTGTCTATCAGGTATGGCTCATCTGCAGTATTTCAAAGGTACAGATACCATTCCAGCAATGATTGCCAATTCCCAGTATTACGATAATCCATTACATATTTGTAGTGTGCCGGCAACCGAACACTCTGTTATGTCAGCTGGTGGTCAGGAGAGTGAATTTGAAACCTACGAACGACTTATTTCTACCTATCCTCATGGTATTTTGTCTATTGTTTCTGACACATGGGATTTATGGAAAGTCATTACTGAATACCTTCCAAGACTTAAAGATCAGATCATGCGACGTGACGGTAAAATCGTTATTAGGCCAGACTCAGGTGATCCAGCCAACATAATCTGTGGTAGTTCAGCACCGAAAAGAACATGGGATGCTCCACACACGTTAGGCGTAGTTGAATGTTTATGGGAGATATTTGGTGGAACAGTTAATTCAAAAGGTTTTAAACAGCTTGACCCTCACATTGGGTGTATCTATGGCGATTCCATTACTCTCGATAGGTGTAATGATATTTGTGCAAGACTTAAGAAAAAAGGTTTTGCTTCTACAAATGTTGTGTTTGGCATCGGTTCTTACACTTATCAATTTAATACGCGTGATACATTAGGCTGGGCAATGAAAGCAACCTATTGCGAGATCAATGGTGTTGGTCATGCGATTACAAAAGACCCTGTTACTGATGACGGCATAAAGAAATCGCATTCAGGTTTGCTTAAAGTGGTAATTGATATTCCAAAGCCCGGCTTTCCATATAAGGTTTTGCAAGATCAAACTTGGGATGACTTCTATGCTGCAGATAATGAACTGAAATTAGTTTATAGGGATGGGAAGATATTATGAGATGTAAAAAACATGAAAGAAAGGCTTGTCCAGTATGTTTTCCAAAGAATCCATTACAGTGCAATGAACATGTTGTCGCCCAGGACGATGGATTTGCATTGGGATTATTGACTGGTATACCAACATCACCAATGGGTGTAGTTGGCGCAATGATACATGATTCAGTAGTTGATAGTTCACCTTCATATGACAGCTCACCATCTTATGATAGTAGCCCATGTGATAGCAGTAGTTCATATGATAGTGGTAGTTCAGATTCAGGATCATGTGGAGGGGATTGGTAATGACAGCACATCAAGAGCAATTAATAGAAAGCATGGGTAAGCGCATTACAGCAGCAATGGATATTATTACAGAATATGGAAGCATTGATGGTAGCCATCACAAGCAATGGTGTTTAGATCAAGTAGTAAGAGCCTTATTGCCCGGCAAAGATTATGAAACATGGCGAGAAAGATTAAGAGGTGAATATGATGATGAGGAAGAAGATTATGAATATGACGAATGGGATGAGGGGATAGCACCATGAACTTAAACATTGAATCATCAGGTTTTCCAACGATATTATTTTTAATATTTTTAGTTCTGAAATTGTGTGGAGTAATTACGTGGTCATGGTGGTGGGTGTGCTGTCCACTATGGATACCAGCTGTAATCGCTTTATTTTGCATGGCTTTATTAATGACAATGGAGTTGTTTAAATGAGTCTGAAAAAGTTATTTGATCGTGCTGTATCGCAACGTGCAGAAGTTAAGGTGCATTACATGCCTACCAACATTATCGGTGAGCGTTGGAAAATTAAGTACTATCCAGATCCCAATGAAGATAACCATTTTTGGGCATATCACAAAGATGTAGACATGTGTGCAGATAAGTTAATAGATGAAATGGAGGCGTTTTGATGCGTAAGTTACTAGCTGGCGTAGTGTTGTCGTTATTCATGGTGTCATGTTTTGGTGGATATAGTTCAGGGGGTCGTAGTGGGTATAGTGGTGGGAGTCGTGGATATAGTAGCAGCAGTTATTCTCGCAGTTATAGTGGTGCTGGTCGGTCAGGTTATTCTTCTGGGTATGGTTCACGTCCTTCGTATAACAGCTCACGCAGTTATAGCAGTTCATACTCTCGCTATCCAAGCTCAAGAAGCAATACCACCATTGTCAACAATCATTCAGGTGGCTATGGCGCTGGGATCGGTGGTGGTGGCTTCTTTTCTGGGATGTTGGGTGGCTTTATGGGCGCATCAATGGCTCAACATCCCGTTATGATGGGCGGTGGTATGGTTGGGCAGCCAATGGTAGGTGGTGGCATGATGATGGATGGTGGAGTAGCGCCAGTTGTTGCGCCTGGCATCGGCTATTACTCTGGTTACAGCCCAATTGCGTGGTTGGTGATGTTTATCATCATGGGATTTTTAGTTGTGTTGTTTATTAGATTTTTATTATGCGAACACGATCATTATTAGGAGTTGATATGTCCGGTAAGCGCAAACCAAAGCCTAAGCGTTGTTCACGCTGTCGGTATAACAAAGAACTACGTCCATGCCGGGTATGTTATCCAGAGAAAGTTATAGCAGAGATAGAAAAGATATTAGGTCATGAATTAGGTCAAACAGTTAGTTATGAATTGGAGAAAGATAAATGGAAACTTTAGTAAGAATTGCGGATATGGAACAGCATATTGATTATGCTTTGGGTCGGCTTAAGAAGTTAGAAGAATATCGCATACATGCATTAGATCAAGTACGGTTATTCAATGATGCGCTTCATAAACTTGAGCAATCCAGAGAAGCGCAGTCACGAAGCAATAAGGATTTATTTGAGCGCGTAGCTAATTTGGAAAAGGAAAATAAGGTATTAAATAAATACATTTCTGATTGTGATGTTGCAAGATTTAATGCTGATGGGAAATTAGAGGAGCGCATCAAAGCAAAAGAAGTCACTAAGCAAAATAAACCATATATGGAAAAAATATTTCCTTGTCAAAAATGTGGCGTAACAGTTTTAAAGGTGCAATATACACAACTGATACACGATAAGAGTATGAAAGTTTATTGTGGAGATTGTGCATGACCGGCGAATATAGAGTTGATATTAAGGTTAGGAATAACATCATTCTCTACAAGATAGAACAAGCTGGTTATGCCAGTGTGAATCAATTTTGTAAAGCGCATCAGCTGCAGCCGGGATCATTGGGTGACATTATTGCTATGAAGGTGTCACCTTTAATGTGGGATGGTGAGTTCAAGCCTGTCATCCAAAAGACAGCAGACATTCTAGGTTGTGCGCCATTGGATTTATTCAGTGATACCCAGATGCATACCATCCTGAAAGATAATCATCGTCATATCGCCGTCAATGAAGCTGAGATGAAGTTTATGTTGGACAATACAGACCAGAAATTATTGGAAGACCATGTACTGCAAGATGAATGTAATGAAGCAGTGGGAAAGACATTGAATTCTCTCTCTCCTAGAGAGCAGAAAGTTATTAATATGCGTTATGGACTAGGAGAATATAGCCGGGAGCATACATTGGAAGAAGTGGCTGCAGAGATTAGTCACCATTACAGTCTTGGAGTAGGTATGTCAAAGGAGCGTATCAGGCAGATTGAAGTCAAAGCTCTACGCAAGATGCGTCATCCAGATCGAGCGGAGAAGTTACGGGAATTTGTGAACACTGAATGATGTTATAATAAGTCGCCCAGGAGGTGACTTATGTTCAGCAGAAAGAAGCTCATCAAGAACGTCGAAACCAAGAGCGAACCCTATGATCCTAAGCTGTTTCCCACTATCAATCAGACCACTACGGTCACTGTAACGGTTGAACAGGCGGATGATGGAATAGCTGAATGTATCAAGGGATGTTTTAGCTGTTGTGTCAGTGGCGCAAAGATAGCAGCCAAGTCTTAACTTACAGGGAGTTTGATATGTGGATAGTGTTAGCAGCGGTCATTCTATTGTTACTTGCCTTGATTAACCAGCTTGTTTGAAATGCAGCACACGTCCGGGTGTACTGCATCCAAAGATTACCTTAAATAGACTTCAAGGAATGGGCATTATAGCAGAAGTTAGCTTTACATCCATCGGAATTATTGGTTGAAAATTCATCGGTAAACTGTAAGATATGTGGGCTAAGAGGGGTCTGAACACCCCTCTAGCGTGGTCGATCCATCAACCATAATCAGAAATAATCGCCTTTCAAAGACAAGAGCGATTATAGTTGATGGACGATAAAAATCAACTGTAGATGCTTTCTAAGGATAGAAAATGTCAGAAAAAACCATTCATATCGTCTTTCAAGTACTAAATTTTATCACATCAGAAGACTCCACCCCCTACCAGCTCACAGCTGATGAGGAGAAATTGCTATTGATATTGGCAAGCCATAAGGGTGATAAAGGTATATACCCCGGCATACCCACGTTGGCAGCCAAGACTAAGCGTCACCGCACCAATGTCATCAAGACACTAAGCAAACTGGAAGAAAAGGATTTACTCCTGATTGACCGTTTGTCTGGCCGATCAAACCATTACACCCTAACCATCCCCACCTTAAAGTTATCCACAACCAGTAGCGCGCACGCCACCAGTAGTGTGGACACTACCAGTAGTGCCGACGCCACTACACCCGTAGTGTCCACGCTCACAACCAGTAGCGTCCACGCTACCCGATTAGCTTTAAGAAGATCTAAGAAGAATAAAACAGAGAGAGGACGCGCTTCGCTTGCCTCTCCACTCTCTGTCTTTCAACCATCAGAGCAAAACCAGTTCCTAGCGTCAGACCTACGCCTCGACCTGGCTGCAGAGCTGGAGTCCTTCAGGCATCGGCACAAGGGTGAGAAGAACCAATACGAGTTTGAACGCTGGTTAAAAAATAGCCACGCGTATCGTAGCCGGCAGCCGAGTGGCAAATCGGTCAATGAGCCGATGCCACAGCGGTCAACGTATGTAGATATGCCACCGGTGATTCGCACACCGCAATCAGATGCGATACGAGAGAAAGCCATGCAGGAGATGCGGGGGTTCTTAAGGAAAACCATTGTTACAGGGAAATGACTATGCCAGTAGATGCAAGAGGGTTTAGCTATGCCGTTCCGACGGCAAAGGAAGTTGCGGAGCGCAAACGGTTACTCGCTATGAGTGAAGCAGAGGCGCGAGCTGAAGGATTGCCCGTCTGGTATCAACAGATGCGGTACTTGCGGGAAATGGAAGCAGCAAAGCATGTAGCAGACTTACAAGCTGGAAGGACGCAGACAAAATGGACTGGCAGCAAAGAATAGACCGATTAAACCGTCAGGCGTTGGTATGCCTGATACGCACTGTTGGTCAGGGATGGGCTGAAGATGATGAATTTCTGGAAGACTACATTGTTGACCAAGTCAATTTGTGGTCAACTACACCTGAACGTTTACAGCAAGCAATTGTATGTTTTGAACAACTTAAGGAACAAGTGTGTGGAAAAGGAATCTCAGTGGTCACGGCGCGGTAAGGTATATCGTGCGAATAGTTTGAAGGCTTTGAAAACGCTCTATGGCGCAACGCAAAAGGAATCTAAACCTGATTCAGGAATCGAATTGGATGGGTCAAATTCAAGCGTAGCTAAACGCAATGACTTGGGGATGAAAAACGATACCTTAAAATCCAAAAGTTAATGGTGGGCTTCCAATTAGGTTTAAAGGGATATGCATATCAAGGAGAGATAGCATGGCAAGAGGTACGTATACCAGACGGAAAACTGTGAATGACATTCCCAGTGAAGATGATGAGCAAGTATTGTTTGTCACATGGCTGGATAAACGCAATTTGCTTTATTGTGCTGTTCCTAATCAGGGACGAAGGGATTTTGTCTATGCCTGTAAATTGAAACGTATGGGCGTTAAGGCTGGAATTCAAGATGTGCTCATTTTTGAGCCGCGCGGCCAATATCATGGTTGTGCCGTAGAACTCAAGAGAAAAAAAGGCGGTGTAGTATCGGAACATCAATCTTATTGGCAGGAAGCGTTAACCAAGAAAGGATGGTTAGCGGTAATTTGCAAGGGAGCTGATGAAGCAATAGCAATTATGGAGAAGTATCTGAATGACCAATCAAATATCAACAATTCAGGATAGATTTTTTGCATTCGTGCCGATACTATTTGGGCTATTGTTAACCGCAGAACATGGAAACATATATGATTGTATCGCGGTGTTGTAGTGAGAATGTGGTCGTTGTGTGCTGTGATGAAGGCACAAGCTACTACTCATGCGCAAAATGTGAGCACGCGTGCGATACGCGCTGTAGTTTGGATTTACAAGTGGATTTGGAGGACGAATGTGATGCCGAAGTTTAGTTTTGAGTCAGCTACGAAGTTAGGAACGTGTCACCATGACCTGCAGGTGTTGTTTACTGAGGTTATCAAGTATTGGGATTGCACTGTCATTGAAGGACACCGTGACGAAGTCGACCAAGAGCTTGATTTTGCCAATGGCAAGACGCGATTGCACTACCCGCATGGGAAACATAATGCTGTGCCGTCAATGGCAGTAGACGTAGCCCCATGCCCTGTGGATTGGCATGATGAAAAGCGGTTCTACTACTTCGCTGGTTTTGTGATGGGTGTGGCACAATGGTTATTAGAAAGTGGTAAGATAAGTCATAAGGTACGTTATGGCGGTGACTGGTTTAGGAGCACGATGGTATCTGAGAATAAATTTAATGACTTAGTGCATTTTGAATTGGAGGCTGTATGAACTGGTTAAGCATGGCGAAGGGTTATGTGCTGAATATTCTGGTACAGCATTATGGGAAGATTCTCGGATTGGCAGCGGTGATTGGTAGTGGAACGTTTTTTTCAAACCTGATGCTGGATTTATCGAATGGTACGGTGACTGACGATCAGTTCCATTCCTTGTTAAGCCAAGCGTCTGGTGTGCAGCTGGTGCTCTTGGGCATTGTGATGGCGGTGATTAAGTTACGGAAGTAGCCCGCATGGACGGGCTACCCTTGTTGGTTAGTTATTGAGTACAACTAATAAGATTAGAATTAATAGTGCTATTTCCATTTAGTTCACCAATGTAATTGCAGCTGTAAAGTCTTCCAAGTCTTCTGTTGTCCAGCCTTTGAAAGTGTCACCTATTTCATGGACGGTATCACTCCCACAATCTAAAATTGTACCGTCCATGCCATTGTCGTCAATGCAAGTGACAAGCATAACCATTTTGTCTGTTGTGTACTGCATAAGTCTTGGAAAGGCATGTGTTTTTATGACTGGTTTTTCAACTGTTACTTTCATCTACTTTCTCCCAATAGTTAATAATTGCTAATACTTCTGTATCCCCTTGACCAACAATGTCATTGCAATCAGGACAACCACAATAGTTATCATCATTGACAAGCCAGCGTTTAGTCCAAGGTTCATATTCAGAATGTAATATACGTTTAGCTAGTGATTTACTCATTGCATAGTTTCGCTAATTGCACGATTTCCCATAATTGAAAAGTAACATCCGTACCCACTAATGAAACTTTATAGAGTTTATAGGCATCATACTTCTCTAGCAATTCAGTTTCCTGAAGTGTGAGAGTATCTTCAGGTTCACATAAATCATCACTATTAGTTCCCCATTCATCTATACTCATTCAATCACCTCATGTTCCACAATTTCTAATTGTTCAGTGAGTTCAAATAACTTCACGACTTGTTCAGCGGTTTTCAGGTTTTTGAATATACCTAATGTATGCCAGCAACCATCTATATATTTTTGTAGTGCATATACTTTCATTGCTTTGTTTCTCCTTAAGTTATTTAAAGTAAATCTATGATGCGCTCTCTTGCGAAAGCGCACGTAGAGTTACCTATTGGTTTAGGTGATTAATATATTCTTCACTGGAGCACCAGATGGCAGCGTCTTTGTATTTATCGATGCACCAGAGTGCATAACAATAGGCTGCTTCCTTGCTGCCAAAGCCACCAAAACCTCTTGGCGGTATTGTATAGTGCTTGCCGTCAACTGCTTTTAATTGTGCTTTCCATGTGTCTTTTTTGGACTTGCGCATATCTACTTTGAAATGTGATTCTTCTTTGTAGATTGTAGACATAAATTTTATTTTCATTAACCTAACTCCCGCATAACATCACTATTAATTTCTAACCATTCGCCCAGGTTGACTGGTCGTGCCAGACGCTCTTGTGCTGCCTTGATACGTTTGATTGTTTCAATGCGCATAACTTTAAGATGGTTTGACAGGTAGGAATTACCTTGTAATTTACGTGTGAAGATTGTTTTTATTTGCATGATATTCTCTTATCTTTTCGTCCATAACACTTTCCATATAGGTATTTGAAACCTTAATTAGAAAGATAACTAAAATAATAATTACAAAATAAGCAATAAGAGTAATCATGTATACACCTTCGCTTTACGCGCACGTATTAACATTTCATGAATATATCGGGGATAATTAAATTCATTGCGCAATGCAAATGTTGCATACATTTCTTCGCATTTAGTAATGAATTTTGAATAACTTAAATCTTTTCCCGGATTCATAAGGGGATAGAGTTCAAGTAGATTCTTTTCATGTTGTTTAGCGTCTATAGCATTGATGTCAATGTTTTCAGACATTTTGTTTCTCCTTTAAAGTTTATAAAGATAATCCATAATAGGTACAATCTGACCTATTTTGTACTTGTACTGTACCTATTAGTATTACCCAATTAATGCTTGTTCTGCTGCATCATTAGCGAGTATTTCATCTAGTGCTGATTCAGGTAATGTTTCCATAATCCAATACAGCAACATTTGTTTGTCATAATCTCTTTCGAGAATGTCATACACTTTTTCTAATTTCTGTTCTAATGTCATATTAAAACGCCATAACCGAATCTGGTTTGTACTTCGTATTTCATTCTGTTACCTCATCAATATCGCCACTATAAATAATTTCAGCGGCATCTCTAAGATAGCCACCATCAATTTTAATATCTGGATGACAATTGAGTGCATCAATAGCGTCATCTTCATTATCAGCTTCGATAGTGACAGATCCGCCATAAGTTGATGTTACCCAATACCAGACTTCATATTTTGGCATAGCGTATTTCCTTAAGTTATGTTTAAAGTAAATCTGTAAAGCGCACTCTGACTACGCTTTGAGATTACTCTATGATTGCGACATAATCGCCACAAGGCAGTAATGCTAATGGGAAATGATGTGGTACAGTCCAACCTAATTTTGACACCATAAATTCATCCACTAACAGCCTGACAAAATCTATATCTTCCATATTTGATGGACGCTCTTTTGTTAAGCTTTGATGTTTAGTAAATGCTTTATATCTATAATCTTTGGTAGCAGTGGCAGCTAGGTATCTAATTTGTATTGCTCTCATGATTGTTCTTCCTTTGTGAAACCGTCAAAGTATTTACCTTCTACGCTTGTAGACGGGTCATTGCAGTGTGCTTTCGCTTCTTCAAGCGTTAAGCCTGTTGCAATAATTCTTTGACGATTTGACTTGAAATAGAATCTAACTATTTTATAAGTTTCCATTTTGTTTTCCTTTCAGTTAGTAATTAAAGATAATCTATAGGGAGTGCATAACACTCCCGAACATTACCCTTAGGATATGTGTTGTTCTAATTTGTAAACCATTTGATGATCTGGTGTTGCCTCGTTTTCCATTCTACGAGTGATGATTAAATTGATTGAGCCATCATCATTTGTACCCATGTATAATTCTTTTGCTTTTGGAAAATCCACATGGGATTGTGTCCAAGAGCCATCTTTGCAAGTATTGAGTGTAAATCCGCGAGTAGAGACAGTGTTTACAGTTCTATACTCAGATTGATGTGGTGGAACTTCTTTATACCAAGAGTTATGTACCAACCGCCATTTGTATAAATGGCAATTACGTTTCAAGTCTGCTAGTGTTTTCATATATTTTCCTTTTAGTTAAGTATTAAAGTAATCTACTGGTGACACGTGCGAGTGCCACCGCTACATTACTCCCAATGTTTGCTGGTGATTTCATCTGGATAGATACGATTTGTTTTGATAAGCGCATATAGTACGGGTTTAGGTAGCTCTGTCACACCGTCATAATCAGTTAGCATGTTTTGGTCATCAAACCACAAGCCACCAGAGCGATCCTCACCAAATATGTTGTGTTCGAAGTATCCATACTTGGCATGGGTATCTATTTTGATAGTGTACTTATCGTTTAATATATCTAGGTCGAAGTTATAACTCATAATGATTCTCCCAACAAATTAGCTTTGAGAGATTTCTCTAGCTTGTTTTGTTGTTCGTACATCATGAGCCTTAACTGTGCCAGCTCACCAATATTGAGTGAATCAATCAGACCTGCAATGATACGTGCTTCTGATAGTTTGCCATGTACGTCTGCAATGCCTTTCTCATATCCAGACCACCAATTACGTTGATATGCCATATCGTTTGCTTCTGCTTCTGTATATGTCACATCTGATTTAGTGCAGTAGTTACGATAGTTGTCGTATGCTTCTGACATCATTCGGCGCATTTCAGTAATGATATTCATGTTTCTATTTCCTTGTTTAAGTTATAAAGATAATCTTCATGTGAGCCTATTGAATACAGCCCACACTAAGATTAACTTTAAGGAAAAATAGCTAGCATGTTATTTCCATTTAACTATGCTAGTCAGTGATTAACTTGTTAAAGAGCGTTTGGAACTGGCAGTAGTTCGCGCCTATTTACTTGTGTTAGCGTTCTAAACAACGCCTTCAGTCTGATAGTGCTAGTACTGGCAGTGATACCAGTGGGCAAGGTGAGAGAGCTATAGATAGCTCGTCATTAGCTCGACTTAACGAGAACACCTGCTATTATGACGGATTGACCTATCAAACCCTGCCAACTGATCAAGAACTACACTGGACAACTTATAACCCATTACCAGTGAATAACTAGTCTTGATGGGCATATTACACCACGATAACCAACGGGTTACAACTATACTTGCGAGTCATTATTTATAATTTACCTATATCTGCATACCTGCGCGCAAGGCTGTAACCATGCGGGTTTCAAGGCTATCAGCCTGTCTACTAAAGCTGATTGATAACCCCGAAACTTAATGATGATTGGCTATTGGATGACAGGTGGATGATATTTTTATTCACGCTTTACGCAAACATTATTTTGTACTGTTGTACTGTTACATGAGTACACGAAATCCTGTGTGTGCTGCTGTACTTATGTAATGGTGTAATGGTGTATG